AATAGTTATTCAGGAGCAGGTAGTTCTGTGAGTGTTACAAAAGTTTTAACTTCAGGTTCTTTTAACTCAGATGGTCAGCAAACTAATAGTGATAATGAACAAGGTATTACTTTAGATACTACAAATTGGTTTAGAAGCGGACAATCAGCTACAGTAATAGACCCAAATGCTAGAGGAGTATATTCAGGAACTTACTCTTGGCATTTAACTTCTTATCCTGCGTCAGCATTTAACGGAAATTGGTAACCTCAAAAAGACCATAAGTCTTTTTCACAACAACAACTAACAAATAAATAATATGACAACACTAACTATACTTATAGTTTTTATAATCGGAGCTTGGCTTGGGTGGAGATATGAAAATCTAATTAATGATTTTGTAGAACACTTTAAAACAATGAATAAGAAAGACCTATAATGACACCTTATACATTTGAAGAAATACAATTTTTAAACAAACAAACTAAAGAGGAAACTATGTTCACACCTAAATTTGAAATTCCTTCTTACGAAGAAGCTAAGAAAGCTACAGAAAACTTCGCAGGACAGGTTCAGAAATTTTGGGCAGATGCTTTCAAAGACTACGCAAAGTCAGTTGAAGCATTTTTTCAAAATAACAAAAAGTAAATAATAACAAAAGTCTGTTGCTGAACTTCTAGAACAAGTACAAGATATACTTGCAGAAATTCAGGACAAAGTTAGTGAAAATGAAGTTGATGATTGGTCTGATGCGGAAGACGAAGATGCGTGGTCTGACACAGATTTAGAAGACGAAGACGAAGAATAATCATCAATGAAATTTTAGCTCCGCTTATGTCACTCAAATCCAGTAAGAGCTTTCACAAATGCAAGAAAGAGCATTTAAGTAAATCACACTTTGACATTTTAATATTTGAAATAAGAAATTTAAAAAAAGATGTTGAAGAACTTAAAGGATTTATGAATAAGTCAAAAGGAACACTAGCAGTTATAGTTTTTATTTCTGGTTTGATTGCAACAGTTATTATGGCTTTGGATTACTTTAAAAAATAAAATTATGAGCAAAGGTTTATACTCAAATATTAATAGAAGAAAAAAATTAGGTATCTCAAGAAGTAAAAAGAAATCTACAATATCTCCTGAAGCATATAAAAATATGCAACAAGGTTTTCCTAAGAAATAAATTATGTCAGAAAAATTAAAACAATTACACGAAGAACTTGTTAAAGTTATATTGGAGAAAATTAAGTCTCCTGATGTTACTGCAAGTGAACTTAACGTAGCAAGACAGCTTTTAAAAGATAATGGGATTGATGCTGTGCCTGTGGAAGGTAGCCCACTTCAATCTTTGATAGATGAACTACCTTTTAAAGCACCTATTAAATTAGCTAATTAGCTATATTTAAAAACCTCTTTGACCAGATTTATTTAAGCCGCCTTCATGGCTTTCATAATTAACACTTCGTTTTACCCAACCTAATGGAATTGTATAATCTTTTGGGAAAACAAATAAATGATACTGGTTTGCAGTGTCCATTAATCTGCTTTCTTTAGGATAGAGTTCAATGGCTTCTCTATGTTCAGAGACTAATTCATTTTTAATTAATTGAAGATGTCTCCAATCGTGAATTGCTTTTTTATCAATTCGTTTAATTGAAAGATAATCCATAGAACCTTGCCATAGCTTTTCGTGAACTAACCAATCAGCATTACTTCCACGAAATACTCTAACTTCGTACAAGTCGTTTTTCCAAACTTCACAATTATACATCTCATTGTAATATTGTTTTGCTTGTTCATTAGTTAATGTAAGACCAAATTTAAGAGCTTCAGATTTACAATACATAAATCTTTCACTCATACTTAAATCCCAAATTGGGAAATGGGCTTTTTTAAATGGTGTCATTTTAGTTCTCCTTTACATAGGTCTTCCAATACTGACCTTTGATTATTAACTTTTTAGTTTTAGTCTGATGGTGCAATTCAATAACTTGCATTTGCAAACATTTATTAATTGCTCTAGAAATTCTACCTGAATTTATTTCAGGAAGTTTTTCTTTAATTAAGCCAATCATAACTCTACGACCAATTCCTTTAACTCTTTTTGAAGGATTGGAAAAATTTTCTTGAAGCAACTTTATTACTTCAGGATAAACTATTGAGAAAGAGTTACGACTTTCTTTTTTATACTTAGAAGCAAATGCTAAAAACCAGCTATCCCAACCTTTGGGGTCAGTAGTCCAGTTAGGAGCATTTTCTTCTCCTGTATAATTTATTTTTGTTTTCATTTTTTTTACCTTTGTTTGTTTCACTGGTGCAAGTATATCATGGTCGGTTTTTAAAAATCGTCTAGAAGCTAACAAAATGGTTTTGATATATCCACATGTGGAATAAACGATTGAAATTAAATTCAAATTTCTTTTATAAAATTAAAAATAATGCTTTTTTAAAAAAACAAAAAAATAAATTATGTCAGAAAAATTAAATGATTTTAGAAATTTTCTATATCTAACTTGGAAACATTTAAACTTACCTGAACCTACTAAAATTCAGTACGACATTGCAAACTATATTGCGACTGGTGATACCAGAACTATTGTCAGTGCTTTTAGAGGAGTAGGCAAGAGTTGGATTACTTCAGCTTTTGTTTTATGGAAACTTTATTTAAATCCACAGTTAAATATATTAGTTGTCTCAGCTTCTAAAAGTAGAGCTGATGACTTCAGTACATTCTGTTTAAGATTGTTAGCAGAGATGCCAATACTAATGCACCTTTATCCAAAAGATAATCAAAGACAGTCTAAGATTAGTTTTGATATAGCCACAGCGACAGCATCTCATCAACCTAGTGTAAAAAGTTTAGGGATAACTTCTCAATTAACAGGTTCTAGAGCTGATGTAATTATTGCAGACGACATAGAGACTTCAGGAAATACGCAAACTCAAATGATGAGAGATAAGTTATCTGAAGCAATTAAAGAGTTTGAAGCTATTATAAAACCAGATAACTCAAGAATTATATTTTTAGGAACACCTCAAACAGAATTTTCAATTTACAATAAGTTACAAGAACGAGGTTATAAGATTAGATACTGGTGTGCTAGATACCCTAATGAAACTCAGTTTAAATCTTATGGTTCAAACCTAGCTCCAATCATTAGTAACACTTGGAGTTCTGAAATGGTTGGTAAAGCCACAGACCCAACTAGATTTGACGAACAGGATTTGCTTGAAAGAGAAGCATCTTATGGTCGCTTAGGGTTTAACTTACAGTTCCAATTAGACACTACTTTATCGGATTTAAACAAATATCCATTGAAATTAGCTGATTTTTCAGTGATGACCTTAAATAAGGATAAAGCTCCACAGAAGGTTATATGGGCTTCTTCTCCTGAGCTAAAACTTAATGACGTTCCATGTGTTGGACTTCAAGGTGACGGATTTTATAGACCTATGCAGACGCAAGGTGATTGGATTGATTACACAGGTTGTGTGATGTCCATTGACCCATCAGGTAAAGGTAAAGATGAAACTGCTTATGCTGTTACTAAGTTCTTAAATGGAAATATTTATTTAATAGATATTGGTGGTTTTAATGCAGGTTATACTGAGCATGTTTTAGATAAACTAACTCAAGTCGCTAAGTTAAATAAAGTTAATAAAATTTTAATTGAAGATAACTTTGGTCAAGGAATGTTTGAAGCATTGCTTAAACCTTATTTAATAAAAGATTATCCCTGCACTACAGAATTAATTAGACAGACAACAAACAAGCACAGAAGAATTTTAGATACATTAGAACCTCTAATGTCTCAACACAGGATTATTGTTGATACTAATGTTATTCGTAAAGACTACGAAAGTACAAACGATTTGTATTCTCCTGAACAGGCATTGAAGTACCAATTATTTTATCAAATCAGCAGACTACAAGCTGGAGTTAATAACTTAACTCAAGATGACCGAATAGATGCCTTACAGATGGTATGTCATTATTGGTTACAACAACTAGCGAAAGACCAAGATTTAGCATTTAGTCAAAAGAAAGAAGAAGACTTTAAAATGCAATTAGATAAATACTGGGGTGACAAGGGTAGCGAGAACTCTTGGATTAAGCTCTAAAGGGCTATAAATCGGTTTTAGACCCCATTTAGAAGCACTATTACACCTGTGAAATAGTCTAATGTTTACTTATGTAAATCTTATAGGTTCAGTTAAGGTAATTTTAAGGTATTTCTAAGTGAACTTAATTAGGTGAAATAAGGGGCTAGGAATAAGGAGAATTAATAAAGTGACCCTTTAGGAGCTACAGGGGCGATATAGGATATAACTATAGGACACTATAGGTGTACTCTATAGGTGTAACCTTAAGTAACTCTATAAGTAAACCCAGAAATCCACTCTAAGATTAAACTAAATAATAAACTCTATGAAAGACCATACGTTATACCTTAAGGCATTAGCTAAAGGTTCTAAAGTTAAGCCCATAGAGAGTGAAACATTTAGGAGATACTTAGAGCTTCTAACCAAAGAGTATGCCCCTCATGGTAAACCTTTAAGTAAGGTAGAAGATGACAAAGCTGGTAGGAAGTTTATCTTAGAGAACCTAGAGGACTTCCTGAATTATTCCGTAGAGTTTAGTCTTGCAGATAGACTAAATGATTTATGGTCTGATGTTCCATCAAAATAATTTGGCATAAAAATCTGTGAACCTCACGTATAGGCAGGGAATTTTTTTTACCCCCATGCCCCTATTTTTACAGAAGGGTAGGCACACCCATATATTGCAACCTATTTGCAGTAAACTATACAAAATACATAGGTAATCTGCGGATAAACACTATTCTTCATCTCTAGTGTTGTTCATTTATATAGAATTAATTAGGTCTTAATATTATATCTAATCTTTGTACTTAATTTTTTCTAAATTTTTTATTTAATCGTATGTCTGTTATTATCTGTTTTTAAATTTCGTCAGATAAGGTGACACTTTAAGAAGGAATACATATATGAATGATTATCCAATGAAACTTAAGAAAGAACTTAACAAACCTTTTATTGCCAAAAGAATTAAACCTGATGAACTCCCATTGAAAAGCACTGAGTATCATCTAGGTCTATCAATGATTAACTTTAAGGATAAACTTGAAGCAACACCAGAAGTATTACTATTAAGGAAACTTCAGCAGGGCTTAGGAAGTCTAGATACACACTTCAGGTTTAAAGGAGCAGTCAGCAAGATTGCACCTTACAATAGACTACCAGTAGCAGGTTCAGGACTTAACAGTTACATGCAGAAGCATAATTTAACTACACCTGTAGAAATCATTAAGACTTACAAAAAGGATAAGACCTTAAAGATGCGAGATTATAACCATTTAGTTTTAACCTTAAAACAAATGAATGTTGGTTGGAATGAAGCATTAGAATATGTATGCGAAGCTATAAATTCCAGCTCTCAAAGGTATTTCTACCATAGGATTGAGAAAGAGTTCCTTTATAACAATGGTAAAGCTCTTGTTGATTTAGTTGAGTATTTCTATGCAATGAACAAAAAGGATAAAGCCAATAGCATTAACTGGTTGCATAAATCTAAGTATTTAAAGGATTGGGCTAAACAATATAACGTAGAGATACTTGGTTATGACTGGTTCTTAAAGCAATTCAATAACATTAAGCATCATTACGATTGTCTTATTAAAAAATATAAGAAACACGAGACGATTTAGTAAATCAACACTGATTTAGTACATCAACACTACTTACAGTCCATCATCTAGTATTAAAAGTTATACCGCTTATCTTGAGCATTGAGTTCAGGATAAGAAGTTCTCTCTTTCTCTTTCTATCTTACTTGTCTTGAACTCACTAAACCACAGGTGGAATGATAGTATTGACTTTTCACAGGTGTAATATTACACAAGTGGAAGTGATTCGTTTTTTAATAAATCACTTAACCAACTGTAAGGAGTTGATATGCTTAACAAAACTAGAAAAAGAAGTTTTTCACTATTTCCATGATGATATTTTAGCTAGTGGAACTTGCTGGACAAATACTGGAGTAAACCACCCAGAAGACAAAGGTGCTTTAGGTTCTTTAGTTAAAAAAGGGCTTTTAATATTTGAAGATACTGATGGAGAAGGATTTGCACTTTATTCTTCAGCTTTAATTCAAGAAGTTGGTGGAGATTATAAATGTCTAATCCAATCAGAAAAAGAATTATTTAATACTTGTTCATCAAAGGAGCTTTTATGAAAATAAAAGTACATTCAGGTGACCCTATTAAAAAATATGTGGTTAATCTGATTAAGAAAAAAACTAATAGTTCTAAAGTAACCTCAGTAATTAAAGTTGAAGGTTCACCATTTGCAAACAATAATGGTTTCTATGGTCAAGCTCACCGCAAAATACTTAATTCAAAAAGCTATCTTGGTATGGGAACTTGTTTTGTTTCTGAACAAGAATTGCATGATGAATACCCTGATGTATTTTTTGCACCTAATAACTGTGAAGCTCAGGACACATCTTTAAATAATAAATACAATTTATCTGCCAATTTATTTAAAGGTTTAAGTGATTATTCAGGAAACATTCCTGATGAACAACTTCGTGTACTCGCTAAAAAATGGGGAAAGGAGTTCATGTGATTAATCAAAATAAATTTTACAAAAAAGTAAAAAACAAAATTCCTAATCAAGGAATAACTGAGCTGTCTAATGAGCTTAGTTTAATCTCAACCGAAGTCTCTCAGAATATCGAGAGATGGAAAACAAGAGGAGCATAATGAAACTGAATATCGTTTCATCATTGTCATTAAATAACGAACACAAACTTTTCTATCCTACTGTGGAAGTATCACTTCCTAAAAAGAAAAGAGGAAGACCTAGTTTGAAAAGTAAATTGTTTAATGAACAACAGGTTCAACGACAGTCCTAAAACGGAGATTGGTATGTCTATAAGTAATACAAAAGAGGAAAGCCGAATAGACAAACATTTAGATATAAATTTCATATCTATTTTTTCGGACTTTTCTAAAGAACCAGTACAACTGGAGCTACCACTTGTGGAATGTGCTACAGGTGATAATAATATGACTAATGTAATTCCTTTAATTACGAAAGGAGTTACTGATGTTAAGAACTAGAATAACTACTATGGCAATGATGTGCATTGCTGATGGTATATGTAGTGTCGTTAGTATGTTTAAAAAATGTTGGGGTGGAAATGATTTTGATTATTTCGTTTTCAATCTTAGAGAACAATATCCTAACGATGTAAGTTATCAGCTAGATGCTGGTGGTTTACCATTTATTAAACGAAGTATTTTAATAGATGACGAGTTTCAAAAATGTATTGCTCTTAAGATAGGAGATTGCGTTGTTGAGTACACACATAAAAAAGTTATGAGTGAGAAAGACTTTTATGAAGCTGTTATTTATGATTTTGAAAAAGAATTAAACTTTGGAGAAATCATAGGTCAAGCCAGAAAAGGTACTCTCAAAGCTCCGACTTTAGTTGTTCTTAATAATGAAAGAGAGAGAAAAGAGAATGTCATTAATTGACAACTTACGATTTGATTTCGCCTTCTTAACAATGCTTAAGAATGACGAGAGAGAACAAACAGCAACAGGTGGTTCGCTTAATGCGTACTTCAATGGTGTTCCGTTTCAACATTATATTCTTTTTAAGACTATATGTTTGATGCCAGAAACCAAAGAAGGTCTTACGACTAGAGCAATAGCGGACACTTGTGAGAAAGTCTTTGGATATAGATTACTTGCACCATCAGTTAGCAGAGCAATCGAAAGTCTGAAGAAAGTTAATCTTGTGTCTAGAATAAATAACCCATTCAACAATCAAAGATATGCTTGGGTTAAATTAACTAGCAGAGGGTTAAGACTTAAAGCCATCTTAAAGGGAGACAGTTACGATAAGTTTAAGATTGGCAATATGCGTGAGTTAGAAAGTAACATTGTAGAAACACCTAACTTCACAATCCATAAGGAGAAGCAATGAAACAATCCATGCTTACTTACGTTAAGACAAGACTGCCTTCAGGTATCAGACTTCATAAAGACGATACGATGATAGTAGATGTGTCTAAACAAGTTGAGAAAGATGGTAAGAAAAAACTCTTAAGGATTTCTAAAACTATTAAGTTAGGAATACCTGAGGGTGTTGATGATGTTACTGCTAAAACTTTGTTTGAGAAAGCATTGAATGAAGCAGTAATGTTAAAGTTGAGTATGCAGAAACAAGTGGCAACTAATGGTTATGCTCAAATGTACGAACAGAAAAAAGTTGGTACAGCTACATTAGGTGGCATTTGGCAAAACTATTATCTTGAAGAAGCTAATTCTAAAGCTGAACAACACACTAGAAACATTGTAATTTATTATAATGATATAGTTGAGTTCTTTAGCTCAGATAAAAAACTAAATAGTTTTACTTATGAAGAACTAGATAGTTTTAAAGTTTGGCTTAGAGATAAAATAATACAAAGACAAAACAACAGTATAGGTACAGCTTCTAGTTCATCTATTAATAAAAGATTAGGTGTTATTAGAGAGTTAATTCGTTTGGCTATTAAACATAGACTGATGAATTACACTGAATGTTTAAATCCAAATCCTTCAATTAAGAATTTAGGGATAGAGGATTTACCAAGAGGTGAGAGTACACCTAAACCAGTAATGTCTTTGCGAGAACAAGAAAAGTTTATTGAGACTATTGAACAATCAGGTGATGAAGTGTTTGCTGACATGATGACGTGGGCATTTCATACAGGCATGAGACATTCAACTGAACTTAATAAATTTACAATTCACAATATCAACTTTGTAAATCACACTATTCAATTTTACAGAGAGAAAACTAAAAAGATGTCAGTAGTATTTCCTCTTTCTAAAAGATGTATAGAGATTGCAAAGAAGTATCGTGAAGTTGCTTTAGCTAGAGAAGATGGAAAAGTATTTCCTTTTGGAAAACAATACATCAGAACTAGATGGGCAAAGTACGTTAAAGAATGTGGATTAAATAATACTTACACACCTTATGTTACGAGACATACTTTCATAACAAGGTTAGTAGAAGAAGGAGTTTCAGACAGAGTTATATCTGATTTAGCAGGTCATACTTGTATGGAAACGACTAGTAAATATTATAAAAAATCTACAAGTAAACTTTTGACCAACGCAGTTTTATCTTTGGATAATGCTAGAGACGAATATTTAGTTAGCAGAAATTCAATGATTGGTCACAACTCAAACAAACGTAAGGTTGAAAATGAATAAACATTTACATATAACTCCAAAGATTGGGCAAGTGGCGGAATTGGTACACGCACCAGTCTTAGGAACTGGCGGAGCAATCCATAAGGGTTCAAGTCCCTTCTTGCCCACCAAGTATGTAAGTGTAGGAGTTAAGATTGATGAAGTTGGTTGCAATAGCATTTGCAATAGGGCAGATGAGGTTGCAATGGACAAAAAATTATTAGCGGTAGGTCTTAAAAATAACCAGAATACTATTCTTAGGAAATACCAAGATAATTTTCACAGGTTCAATAGTGCAAGTTACTATTGTAATCCCTCATCAATTTTAGCATTTAGCAATAATTTCACTAGTGAACTATTCTTGCAACCATTGCAAATTGTCCACTGCAAACACTCACTAGTGCAATAAAAGGTTCACATTATGTCCACAAATAATCAATTAGAACAGCAAATACAGGAGTTAGTTAGGGTAGGGGTAGGTGGTAAGTATAGAACAGATAAGGATTACTTAAAACTTATAGCAGACGAACTAATTCACGAGCAATTTATGATGCAAGGTGGCATCACTAGATACAGAAAACAAATAACAGATGCTAAATCTAAGGGTCAAGAAAGTACAACTTTGTATGGAATTGTTATTCAGCAAAAGTACATCACCCTGTTATCTGAACAGATAAACAAAGATATAAAAAGTTTACAGGAAGGCGGAGCTGGTAACAGACACACTGCTTTAAAATTATTATGTCAGTGTTTACCTAAGTCAGCTTTTAATGATGGAGTATTCTTAGACAATGACCCCAGCATTTGGGACAGTGTTAGTTTAGTTATACTTAAGAACTCAATAGACTGTGTATCAACTCAAAGTACCATCAATAAGTTAGCTTTAAATATAGCTCAAGGTTTAATGATGGAAGCTAGAATTAATACCTTTAAAGACAACGAAAAGGAAAGTTATAACAAGGTTAATAGATACCTTAATTCCTCAGGGTTCAAACAATCCAAAAACAAATACAGATATAAACGCAATGTATGGGTTTATTTTATTAATAAATCTAAACTTGTATTTGATAACTGGGAGAAGTCAGACAGACTTCACTTAGGTGTTAAGATGATTAACTACTGTGAACAGCTAGGATTAATAACTCATAGGAACAGGAAGTTAGCTAGGAATAAAACTGTTTGTTATGTGGAAGCCACAGAAAAACTCATACAGGAGATAGATAATTTTAACATACGAAATGAAGCTCTAACACCCACATTTTTACCAATGATAAGTCCACCACTTGATTGGACTAGTCCATTCTCAGGCGGCTACTACGGAAGAAAATATAACGAAACAAATAAACCAGAGGAGACATTAAATGCACTACAATCTAATAAAAGCAAGTAACAGAAGATATTTAGAAGAACTTAAAAATAAATTCCACGAGTTTGAGAATGTTGTTAAGTCAGTAAATATACTTCAACAAACTGAGTGGGTAATTAACGAAGACATTTATCAGGTCATTAAAAGATGTGTGGAAAATAATTTTACTTTAGGAAAGCTCCCACTTAATCCTGACCTGATAGATTTACCACCTAAACCATTGGACATAGCTACAAACACTGAAGCTAAAACTAAATGGAAAAGAATGGCACACCAAGTCTATACCGATAGAAACAAACAGAAGTCTAAACACATTCAGGTTAAACAAATATTTACTGAAGCAACTGAAATGAGAAAGACTAAAGGTTTCTTCTATCCATTACAGTTAGATTTTAGAACTCGCATCTATGCAAAACCTGCAATGCTAACCATGCAAAGTGCAGATTACTCTAAAGCATTAATTAAATTTAAGTATGGTAAGAGAATGATGACTGATGATGCTTTTGTTAATTTTGCAATAGCTGGTGCAAATCTATTTGGCGAAGTTGATAAGGAAGATTTAAAGACAAGAGTTGATTGGGTTCAGAAGTATGAAGCTCAAATTATATCAACTGCGAAGTCTCCCTTTGAAGATACTTGGTGGACATTAGCAGACAAGCCATATCAGTTTTTAGCTTGGTGTTTTGAATATAAAGCATTTGCTGAAACTGATTATGACCCAGATTTTATTACAACATTACCTATTCAATCTGATTGTTCT